ATAGAGCGTTTGAAGAAGAAGTGATGTTAGCAGGCTTTTCAACTGCACCGTCTAAAGCAGAGGGTGGAGCGATTAGCTTCGATGACGCACAAGAAACCTTCACTGCAAGATACACACATGAGACTATCGCCTTAGCTTTCTCAATCACAGAAGAAGCTATCGAGGATAATCTTTATGACAGACTTGCAGGTCGTTACACAAAAGCATTAGCAAGATCCATGGCACAGACAAAGCAAATTAAAGCTGCATCTGTGTTAAACAACGCTTTCACTGCTGGAGCTTCCGCAGGTGGCGATGGAGTTGCTTTATTGAGTAACGCTCACCCAACAATCAGTGGTAATCAGAGCAATATCTTGTCTACAGCGGCAGACTTAAACGAGACTTCGCTAGAGCAAGCTTTGATCGACATCGCTGGTTTACAGGATGAGAGGGGCTTAAAAATTGCTGTAAGAGGTACTAAGTTGATAATTCCAAAAGAGTTACAATTTATTGCTGAAAGAGTGTTAAACAGTGCTTTAAGACCGGGAACTTCAGATAACGATGCAAACGCAATTAAGAACATGGGAATGTTACCGGAAGGTGCCGTTGTAAACCATTTCTTAACTGATACAGATGCATTCTTTATCAAGACAGATGCTCCAAACGGTTTAAAATACTTTAACAGAGCAGCTATTAAGACAGCTATGGAAGGTGACTTTGACACTGGAAATATGCGTTTTAAAGCAAGAGAAAGATACAGCTTCGGTTTTTCAGACTGGAGATGTCTATTCGGAACACCTGGTGCAGCTTAGCCTCCAAGCATTTTAAATGCACCGGTTTTAAGGGCGGCACTTGCCGCCCTTCTTTTTTTGTGTATAATAGAATAAACCTTGACAGTTACATGGTGTAACTGACATTTGCCACGACAAGGAGAATAACATGGCTAATTCAACATTCTCAGGTCCAATTAGATCTGAAAGCACAATCAAGACTATTAGTAAAAATGCGACTACTGGAACTATTACAGAAGTTATGACTATGGGTGATGCACCGGTAGCATTAGCAGATGAGGATAAGACCCTCGATAATGCAACACATAGTGGTAGAGTTATTGCGGTACCGGCTGTAGCTGCTAATAGAACAATTACACTTCCTTCTCCAACAGCAGGGGCTACTTTTAAGTTTATATATGGTGGTGCTGCCGAGGAAACAGAAAATCTAATAATCGACACAGGTTCTGACACTAATTTCTTTATCGGTGGTGTTCAGCATTTAGATACGAATGCGGATAACGTATCTGTTTACTCAGATGGGGACTCAAACTCAGTACTTACCTTGATTGATTTTGGGATTATGGAAATCAACATAGTCGCTAAAGATTCAACTAACTGGTATGTTTGGGGGAACGTAGTTTCTGCAACTGCTCCAACTTTTGGTGATCAATAATAGGAGGTCCTTATGGCGACAGCATCGGACGTAAAAGCCTTTAACCACGACCAAGGCGATGCCGCGGCGGTTGTGGGGCCTTCAAGATCAAGGATCAGGCAAATTGTAATTTTTGGAAATGCTGCGGGAGCGTTGACCATAACTAACGGTAGTGGTGGTTCAACTTTATTACAACAAAGCTTTCCTACAGGATTACACACTCTTAATATTCCAAGTAATGGAATATTAGCAGAAAGCGGGGCTTACATCTCAGCTTTTACAGGTTCAGGAAATAAAATAACTTTATTTTTATCCTAATGCCTAGAAAAGCAGATAAACAACCGCCTAAAACAAAAAAGTATTTCCGCTCCACTAAGTCTGGGGCGGGGATGACTAAGGCAGGTGTTGATCGGTATAGGAGAGATAACCCTGGGAGTAAATTAAAAACAGCTGTGACGGGTAAGGTAAAGAAAGGTAGTAAGGACGCTAAAAGAAGAAAATCATATTGTGCCAGAAGTGCTGGTCAAATGAAAAAGTTTCCTAAAGCTGCGAAGAATCCTAATAGTCGTTTACGGCAAGCTAGAAGAAGGTGGAAGTGCTAATGCCTAAAGATAAATTAACTGCGCAAGACGTAATGTCAGAATTAGCTAAACACGAGGCCGAATGCAATCTTAGGTATAAAAGAATAGAAGAACGATTGGATGATCAGAAAACTCATTTAAAAGCTCTTGACACAAGAATGTGGGGTTTAGCTGTCTTGATAATAGGAGCGGCAGTTATACAGGAGGTGTTTTAATGAATAGTAAAGTAAGAACTGGGCCAAAACCCTCTAAATTATCTGTAACATATTTCAAAAAGGGTGGTGCTGCCAAGAGCAAGGGTAGCAAAATATGCCCCTCCGGTAAAGCATGGGCTAAAAGAACTTTTGATACATATCCATCAGCTTACGCCAACATGGCGGCTTCAAAGTATTGTAAAGACCCTAACTACGCTAAGGGATCAAAAAGGAAAAAGTAATGGGTGCTCTCAAAGAGTGGGTTAAACAGGATTGGGTTAGAATTGGCACTGATGGTAAAATAAAAGGTAAGTGCGGAACCTCTAAAGATAAAAAAAATCCAGACAGATGTTTACCTAGATCTAAAGCTAACAGCTTATCGCAATCTCAACGAGCTTCTACTGCTAAGAAAAAGAAAAAAGAAGGTTCAAAAGGTAAAACTTTTGTTTCTAATACCAAGGCGGCAAAAGTTACAAAAATGGCTCTTGGTGGAGAAGTTCCTTCTACTAAGGCCAAAAGACCCTTCAACGGTAAAACAAAAAAAGGCGCTATTGTTGCAAGAGGATGTGGGGTTGTTATGGAAAATAGACGTAAACAAACAAAGGTAAGGACTTAATATGGCAACATCTAATTCCACAAATTTTGAGCTAGATGCCGCAGAATACATAGAAGAAGCTTTTGAAAGATGCGGCTTAGAAGTAAGAACAGGTTATGATTTAACTACAGCTAGAAGATCTTTAAACCTCATGTTTGCAGAGTGGGCAAACAGGGGCTTAAACCAATGGACTATATCTCAAAGAACGCAAGCTCTTACATCTGGAGACAGAGAATACTCTCTAGGAACAGACGTTATAGATGTTCTTAATTTAGTTGTAAGACGTTCTGGAACAGATTTTTCTATGACGAGAATTAGTCGATCAGATGATTTAGCCATACCCAATAAAGCTACCACAGGTAGACCTACTCAATTTTTTCTTGATAGACAGATAACCCCTAATTTAAAAATTTGGCCTACTCCTGAAAACAGCACCGATGTTATTTACTATGATGCTCTTACTAGAATAGAAGATGTTGATACTCAAACCAACACCATGGACGTCCCTTTTAGATTTTACCCTTGTTTATCAGCGGGTTTAGCATACTATCTTTCTTTAAAAAAAGCTCCCCAAAGAACTCAAATGTTAAAAGCTATTTACGAAGAAGAGTTTGAAAGAGCCATAGGAGAAGATCGGGACAGGTCTAGCTTTACAGTAAGCCCTCAATACTCATATCTAAGGTCTAATTAAATGGCTAGATTTGCTACAGGAAAACACGCATATGGGATATCAGATAGGTCTGGTATGAGGTATAAATATCGAGATTTAAAAAAAGAATGGAATGGATCTTTAGTAGGACCCGATGAATTTGAAGCTAAACACCCTCAACTAGGTCCTTTTAGAACCGTATCCGATCCAGAAGCTTTACGAGATTCTAGACCAAGTCGTATAGAAAATCCTGTAGAAGTTTTATTGCCTTTAAATCCATTTATATCTTCGTCATCGGGATCAGGGGTTATAACCGTAAGAGAGTTCGGTCATGGAAGAACTACAGGTGATACAGTAAGATTTAGAAGTGTATATGGTTTTGATGGTTTTACCAAAGCTGTTTTAGAGCAGGCTGAGGGCTATACGATAGTTGTTGTTACCACAGATAGTTATACATTTACAGCTAATGGAGAAACCGCTACAATAGGGGGAATTGTAGGAGGCGGAAGTCGAGCTACAGCAGGCCCAATCACGGTGAGCGCATAAAATGAGTTTTACATACGCACAATTAAAAACAGCTATACAAGATTACACAGATAATGATGAAACTGTATTTGTGAACAATCTTAACAACTTTATTAAAGCAGCTGAAGAAAAAATATTTAAATCTGTAGATTTAGATTATTTCAGAAAAAATGTTACATCTGCTTTTACATCAGATGATAAATTTTTAACGTTACCAACTGATTATTTATCTTCTTTTTCGCTTCAAATAACAACAGCAGGTAGTGAAATTTTTTTGTTGCATAAAGACGTTAACTTTTTACAAGAGGCGTATAATGGTTCTGCTTCTACAGGTAAGCCACGTTATTATGCACAATTTGATACATCTAATTTCATTGTCGCACCTGTTCCAGATGCAAACTACACTGTTGAACTACACTATTATTATAGACCCGACAGTTTGACCGCAGGAGCAGACGGTGGTACAACTTGGATAAGTACAAATGCACCTTTCGCATTGCTTTATGGCTCTCTTATAGAAGCATATACTTTTATGAAAGGTGAGCCAGATGTTATAAAAAATTATACAGAATTATACATGCAGTATATGGAAAGATTAAAAGATTTTGGAGAAGCAAGAGAGAACACAGATAGCTATAGAATGGGTCTACCTTCTAGGCCAAGAACATAGGAGTTAAAAATGGCAACAGCAAACGCAGCAACCAACTATTTAGAGAGAAGAATATTACATTATATATTCAAGAACAATTCTCTGAGTTTTTCATCCCCTGGGGATAGTATTTATGTAGGATTAGCAACCGCCGTATCTGCCGCAGAAACTGGATCATTAACAGAAGCGACATTTACAAATTATGCAAGACAACAAGTACCGGCTGCTGACTGGACTACAATAGGTGATGATTCAACAGATACTCAGACAGCAACCAACACCGACAATATTGAGTTTCCAGCATCTGGTGGTACAACAGAGACAATCACTCATGTGCTTGTGGCAGATGCTTTAACAAGTGGTAATATATTATTTGTAGGAGCTTTGGATGCTAACAAAACAATAGCTGATGGTGATATATTTAGAATTAATGCAGGGAATCTGACAATAGAGTTGAAGTAATGGCACTAGTAATATCAGATAGAGTAAAAGAAACAACCGCTACCAGTGGAACGGGCACCTATACTCTAGGTGGAGCCGTTACTGGTTTTGAGACTTTTACTGCCAATCTTAGTGATGGAGATACAACATATTATGCTTGTACCGACAACACAGATTTCGAGGTTGGTCTTGGGACTTTTACTACTTCTGGTACAACTTTAGCAAGAACAACAATATTAGCCAGTTCTAATTCTGGCAGTGCCGTGAACTGGGCAGCGGGAACCAGAACTATATTCTGCACATTACCAGCTGCAAAGGCAGTGTTTTTAGATGCTAGTAACGTAACAAATATCAGTAATTTAAAACTAGCTAGTGGTGCAACAGTTACAGCTATTCTTGATGAAGATGGTTTATCTTCTGATAGTGCTACATCTTTAGCAACACAACAATCTATTAAAGCGTATGTAGATGCTCAAGTAACTGCCCAAGACCTAGACTTTCAAGGTGATACGGGTGGTGCACTAAGTATAGATTTAGATAGTGAAGTATTAGATATTGCAGGTGGAACGGGTATCGACACAAGTGGTTCTGCTAACACACTTACAGTGGCTATTGATAGCACTGTAGCCACACTGTCTGGAACACAGACACTTACAAACAAAAGCATTGATGCAAGTCAACTTACAGGAACAGTTGCTAATGCAAGATTAGATGCACAACTACAAGATGTTGCAGGACTAGCTGTAACCGATGGAAATTTTATTGTAGGTGACGGAGCTAATTTTGTAGCAGAGTCTGGAGCTACTGCCAGAACATCACTTGGTCTTGGTACGGCAGCCGTGACGAATACTGGTATATCAAGTGGTAATACTTTGGTAGCAGATTCTACTGTAGCAGATGATGATTTTTTAAGAATAAATGGCACAAGTGTAGAGGGTCGCAGTGCTAGTGAGGTATTGAATGATATAGGTGCAACAACATTAACAGAAGCATCTGATGAAGCAACTGCTCTTGCGATTGCTCTCGGATAGGAGATAAAGAATGGCAAACACATTTAAATTAGTAAACAATGCAGTGATGTCTACAGTTGCAGGTACGTCAGATGCTTTGTATACAGTTCCTAGTTCGACAACCACTATAATATTAGGATTAACTCTTTGTAATGTTCATACGGCTCAAGTATCGGCTACTGTTGAAATTGTAGATACAAGTGCAGGTATTACATCAACTGTGATTAAAGATGCTCCTATTCCAGTTGGTGGTAGTTTAGAGATTATGTCTGGTAATAAAATAGTTGTTGAGACAACAGACGTAGTAAAAGTTTCTTCTTCTATAGCTGATAAGATCAGTGCTACTATGAGTATAATGGAGATAACATAATATGCCATATATAGGTAAAAAACCTGCTGACATTATTGCAACTGTTATTGACACAACTACAGGTACTTTTAGTGGTGACCTGACAGTAGACACAAACACACTTTTTGTAGACTCAGCTAACAATAGGGTTGGTGTGGGTACTGTAAGTCCTAGTTTTCCACTTTCAGTTCAATCTAACTCAAATGCAGAAGGTTTACTCATACTTGGTCGTTCAGGAGACGATATTGGTGAAATTGAATTTCGTGAAAATGATAACTCTACAGTTTTAGGAGAGCTTCAATATCAACAAAATCATGCTGTACTAAGACACAGAGTAGGAGATTTACGTTTTGCTACTGGTGGAACTACAGAACGCATGAGAATAGACAGCAGTGGCAACTTGTTGGTGGGTAAGACTAGTGCTAATAATGGTGGTACTGTAGGTATAGAATTGAACACTAATGATACTGCTTATTTTACAAGAAGTGGTGGAGCAGGTGTTAACATTAATCGTACTACATCTGATGGTAATATTGCTTTGTTTCAAAAAGACGGCACTACTGTGGGAAGTATTGGTACACAAGGTGGTACTTTAGAAGTTGGTTCTGGTGATGTTTATCTTCAGTTTAATGGTACTAATGATTGGATAAAGCCTGTTGATGGTTCTGGTAGCAATAAAGTTAATGTCGATTTAGGAACTTCAGGTGCAAAATTCAAAGACCTTTACCTATCTAATAGTGTTCGTCTTAAAGGTGCTACTCGTGATATCAGCATACAACAAGATAACTATGGATTGAGAGTTTATGACAATGATGCTTCTTCTGAGAGATTTAGGATTGATGCAGCAGGCAATGTTGGTATTGGTGCTAGTAGTCCTGATTCACAATTAACAATCGGTGGTAACGTAATAACTACTTTAAAACCAACTGTAGCTATAAGTGATACTACTAATGGTGGCACTATGACTCTAAGAGGACAATCTCCTGTAATGTTTTTTGATTGTACTTCTAGTGGTGTTGGAAAAATATTAACTGATGGTCAGGGCCTAGAGATAAAAGATGGAACACTTGATAGTCAAGGAAATGTAGACTTTAAGATAGCAAGTAGTGGCTATCTGGAAGCGACAAGTGGAAGTCAAGTAAGACTTACTTTAGGTAGTGAAGGAACAGCAGGTACAAACACAGCAAACTGGATACGAGGTGTTGGCACATCTTTAGGTTTTAATAGTGCTAGTGGTGGCTATCAATGGGAAATTGGTGGTGGTGAAAAGATGCGTATAGACACTAGTGGCAACTTGTTGGTGGGTAGAACTTCAAACAACTGGACAACTGTAGCGGGTGTTACTGCTCAAAGTAATGGTGCAATTATTGCAAGCCGTGCAGCTGAGTCAGGTTTTTTCAACCGTCTATCTACAAATGGCGACATTGTTAAATTCCACAAAGATGGCTCTGCTGTGGGAAGTATTGGTTCAGAGGGTGGTGACGCTCTTTATATTGGAAATGGTGATACAGGAATTAAATTTAGTGGTGGTGCAGATGTTTTACAACCATTTAACCCATCAACTAACTCTGCTAGAGATGCAGGGATTGACTTAGGAAGTTCTGGTGCAAGGTTTAAAGACCTCTACCTATCAGGTGGTATAGTCTTTGGTAGTACTGGTGGTGCAGTAACAAGCAGAACTTTGGATGACTATGAAGAGGGAACTTGGACACCTTCTATTAGTACTGGTACAGCATATGCAAGTCAAATTGGTCATTACACAAAAATTGGAAATGTTGTTCATATTAAATGTAATATACAAATTACATCACTGTCAGCAGTAACAAATGAATTACAGGGATTACCATTTTCAGCTAGTAATACTGGGCAATCTAGTGGTGCAGTAAATGTAATGTACTATTCAAATATAAATGAAGCAGTAACTTGGTTAAGTGGTTATGTTATAAATAATACAAGTAATATATATTTTACTGGAAATACTGGTTCTGCTATAACCATTGGTAAAAATGCTTTTAATGTCTTTAAAGCAAGTACAAGAATTTTATTTTCATGCACTTACAGAACATCATAACCCTATTGGACATAGGGTAGTCAGTCCATTAACCAAAAGGAGATAAAAATGGCATTAACAGAAGAAACAATACAAGACAAAATAGAGATAGTCGGTGACTACAAAATGGTTCAAGTAAGAACTGCAGTGGTCATCAAGAGAGATGGCACAGAGATAAGTCGTAGCTTTTCAAGGCACGTTGTTGCACCTGATATAAGTGCAGATGACTTAGCGAATGAGAGTACAGAAGTACAAGCAATATGCAATGCAGTTCATACTGATGCAATCAAGACAGCATATGCAACACACCTGGAGAATCAAGAGGTATAATTAATGGCATACATAGGAGTATCTCCTTCCAACGGAGTTAGACAAAAACATACCTATACTGCTACTGCTTCACAGACAACGTTCAGTGGAGCGGGGGCCGAGGGCGTTTCTTTAAGCTACAGAGATAGCAACTACGTTGATGTATATAGAAATGGTGTAAAGCTAGGTGATGCAGATTATACTGCCACTAGTGGTACATCTATTGTACTAGGAGAAGGTGCTGCTGTAAGTGATATTATTGAGATTGTAGTCTATGATGTATTTTCTGTAGCTGATACAGTAAGCAAGGCAGATGGTGGCGTGTTTGATGGTAACGTTACTATGGCGGGTACTCTTGGTGTTACAGGTGAGACTACTCTTTCAGCTAATCTTAATCTAGGTGATAACGATAAAGCTATTTTTGGTGCAGGTGATGACTTACAGATTTATCATGATGGTAGCGATAGTTATGTTAAAGATGCAGGAACTGGAGATTTATATTTACAAGGCTCTAACAATGTACAGATAGAAAGTGCTGCTGGTGCAAACATGATTTATGCAACTGCTGGTGCTCAAGTTCGGTTGTTCTATAATGGCAGCCCAAAGTTTAATACGACTAACACAGGCATTGACGTAACAGGTGTAATTACCACTGATGGTATGACTACATCAGCAGATATTAACTTTGGAGATAATGACAAAGCCATATTTGGTGCTGGGCCTGACTTGCAGATTTATCACAATGGGTCAAATAGCTATATTCAAGAGATAGGCACTGGAAACCTGTTTATTGCCAGTGATGCGAACGTAAACATCGTCAACCAATCAACGAGTGAACTGAAAGCCCAGTTTATTACAAATGGTGCTGTAAATCTTTTTTACGACAACAGCAAGAAGTTTGAAACCACCTCAACAGGCATTGACGTAACAGGTACAGCTACTATGGATGGGCTAACTGTTGATGGTATAACTTCAACTCCTTTTACACTTAACACTAACGTTAATGGCTCACAAATAATATTTAATGATGGCACGTCTGGAACGCAAGCGTGGCAAGTTGGTGTTAGAAATAATGGAAGTAATGATTTTTTAATTTATCAAGGTGGTCCTGAAAACATTGAGTTTTTTACAAATAACAACACACGTCAAAAAATCAGTTCAAACGGAGACATCAGCTTCTACGAAGACACTGGCACAACACCAAAGCTATTTTGGGATGCTAGTCAACAGTCTTTGGGTGTTAATACATCAAGTCCAACTGCAGGTTATATGCTTCATGTTGGTGGTTCTTCAGGTGTTCACACTAAAGTAAAGATTGAAGCAACTACTGCTACTGGACAAGCAGAATTAGATTTATCGGCTGACCCTGCAGGTGTTTCCTATCTTAATTTAGGTGATGAGGATTCTTATAATATAGGTCGTATAGGTTATTTTCATTCTGATAACTCAATGAGGTTTCGAACTAATTCAGCAGAACGTATGCGTATTGATAATCTCGGTGTTGCGACAATCACTTCACAATTATCTAATACTGATGACTTCGCATTAATACTTAAAAGATATAACGGTGATTCAAGTGCAGGTGCTAGGCAGCACGGTATAGGATTTTGGGATCAACACAATCCAACATATGTTGGTGCAGTTATGGGGTATCGTGATGTTCCATCAGGTAACTATAACGGTGGTCTGAAATTTTATATTAATAACACAGGTGGAGCTCAAGCAAGTGCTTTTAGTGATTTAACATTAGCGATGGAATTGACATCAGGTGGCAATGCAAACTTCTACGAAGACACAGGCACAACAGCAAAAATGACTTGGTTAAGCTCGTCAGAAATTTTAAATTTAACAGATGGTGCAGAATTAAGAGTTAGAGAAACAGATAGCAGTAATGATGCAGTAAGATTAGCTTCAGATGTTAATGAAGGTCTTGTTCAACTTTATAAGGATGGTAGCCAAACAGTTCAAATAAGAGGTGATGGTGCTAATTATATTTTAAATAGTTTATCGGTGGGTATTACTTCTAATCCAGTATCACAATCTGGCACAACAGATGGTGGACAATATTTTGTAAAAAATAGTTACGCTGCATTTGCTAGGGTAGGCGGTGTTGTTGCATATTTTAATCGTCAATTTAGTGACGGTGATATAATAGCATTTAGACAAGATGGAACTGACGAGGGATTTATAAGAGTAAGTGGTTCAACTGTTACACTCGTTGGTGGACACTTGTCTCGTTTGTCAAGACTTACAGGCAATAATAAAGACACATCAATAGTTAAAGGTACAGTAATGACTAACCTTGATGAAATGATTGAATGGTCACATGAAGAAGTTTTGTGGACAGATGAAGATGAATTACCAGATGGAGTATCTGTAGGTGATGTAAAAAAAGATGCTTACACAGAAGAGAATGAACAGTTAAATAAAATGGCAGTATCAAGTGTTGAGGGTGATGCTAATGTAGCAGGTGTTTTTGGTAGTTGGCATAATGATGAAGATGGTTTTAATGATATGGTCATAGCAATGACTGGTGATATGGTCATTAGAATTGCTCAAGGAACAACAGTCGCAAGAGGTGACTTGTTAATGAGTGCAGGAGATGGCACTGCAAAACCTCAAGGTGACGATATAGTTAGAAGTAAAACAATAGCCAAAGTAACATCAACAAACGTATCACATACATATGATGATGGCACATATTTAGTGCCTTGTGTGTTGATGGCATGTTAAGGAGCAATACATGACAAGAGCAAAAGACATATCCAAGATAGTCACTGATGCAGACCTCAGTGGTACTCTTGATGTAACAGGTACAGTGACAGCAGGTGGGTTGACGCTAGGACATCAAAATTATATTGCGTGGGCAGACAGTGGTGGCACAACAAGAAGTGCATTTCAATTTGATACAGACACTTTGAAGATTGGCATAAGTGGTAATATAGACAATACCATAATTAGGTCAAATGGTGCAGATAGAATTAAGGCAGATTCAAACGGAGACATCAGCTTTTACGAAGACACAGGAACGACTCCTAAGTTCTTTTGGGATGCTAGTACAGAGCGATTGGGGATTGGTACTAGTAGTCCTTCAGCAGGTCTTCATGTTGTAGCTACAGATGGTATTAAATCACAACGCAGTGGTGGTGCGTCAATATCGATGGTCGCTGGTTCAACTGGTGAGGCTAGGCTTGATACATCCACAGCTGGTCGTGTATTTCAAGTAAATTCAAATGGATCAATTTCAATAAATGCAACAACTGGTTCTGGAGACGGTGATGTAAATATTGATAGCTCAGGCAATGTGGGTATTGGTACAGCTTCTCCAAATACAGCTTTGCAAGTAGAAAAAGATTGGGTAAGTGATTATGGAAGTATTAATATATCCCATACTACAAACAGTTTAGGTGGTTTAGGTATTAGATGTAATGGTGTTTTTAAATCAGCATTAATATACAAGGGAGGCACAAGTGGTGCATTACTTGATATTGGTACATATAATGCAGAACCTATATTATTTAGAACAAACAACACAGAACGTATGCGTATAACCAGTGGTGGCAATATTGGTATTGGTACTAGTAGTCCTGCTACACCATTACATATCAGTAATAGTAGCCCTCGTATAACTCTTACTGACTCAGATGCTGCAGGAATAAACTCTACTATTTCTGGATCAAGTGGCAGACTGTCTTTTAATGCCGATGCAGATAATTATGGAACTGGCGAAATACTTTTCAACCAAGCTGGAACAGAACGCATGAGAATAGACAGCAGTGGCAATGTTGGTATTGGTACTAATAATCCTTCAGGGCTTGCTGGTGCTTCTGTTAATACAGTAACAAATGGTTCAGCTAGTTATCAGTATGTGGGAGCAGTAGCAGGTACAAAAACCTTTATAGCTTATGGTGATGTTTCTCAAAATATTATAGGGTCTGTAACAGCTATTCCTTTTATATTTAGAACATCCAACACAGAACGTATGCGTATAGACAGCAGTGGCAATGTGGGTATTGGTACTAGTAGTCCTGCACCTGCATCTGGTTCAGATACTACTTTAGAAATTGCAGGAAGTGATGGTCCAAGTTTAACAATTAACGACACAGGGCAAGCAGAAAAATATAGTTTATTAGCTAATGCAAATGATTTAAAAATTTACTATGGTTCTACACCTATGGTTAGTTTTCAAAATGATGGCAATGTTGGTATTGGGACAGCCAACCCTGTTTACAAATTTATCGTTTCAGCGGGTGGTGCTAGTGGTATTGAATTTGGACCAGCATATTCTGGCACAGCAAACCTTGTGCAGCATTATAGTCGCTCTGGTGCATCTTATGTTGACGCAGTAAATGTTGCCGCACAACACAGGTTTAACTTTAGCGGCTCAGAACGTATGCGTATAGACAGCAGTGGCAACTTGTTGGTGGGTGTTACTAGTACATCTATCCCCGGAGTTGGTAATACAACTCTTGGTGTTAGTTTAAGAGGTGGTAGTAATAACTCAATAGCTGTTTCTAGAGGTGCTGATGTAGCTGGTTATTTTAATCGTAATACAAATAATGGTACTATTTTAAGTTTACGCCAAGACGGTGTTCAAATAGGAAATATTGGTACTCCCGGCAATCAAGATATGTTTTTAGCATCTGGTAATATTGGCTTACTAATCTCTGGAAGTGGAACAGTTGATGTTTATCCTTGTGATAACAATGGGTCTGCTCGTGATAATGTTGCAGATTTTGGTCAAGTTGGTGCAAGGTGGGATGACATATATGCAACCAATGGTACAATCCAAACTTCAGATAGAAATGAAAAGCAAGACATAGAACAATTAAGTGATGCAGAGCAAAGAGTTGCTGTAGTTGCTAAAGGTCTTATGAGAAAGTTTAGATGGAAAGACAAGGTTGCAGAAAAAGGTGACAATGCAAGAACTCACTTTGGTATTATAGCACAAGACCTACAAGATGCTTTTACAGCAGAGGGTTTAGATGCAGGTGACTATGCAATGTTCACATCTACTACTTGGTGGGAAAAAGAAATATCTGTAGATGCCGTTGAAGCTGATCAAGAAAATGGTATAGAAGCTAAAGATGCTTACATATATATAGATAGAAAAAATGAAGCAACTGAGGGTTACACAGAAAGAACTAGATTAGGTGTTAGGTATAATCAATTACTAGCATTTATAATATCTGCAATTTAACTAAAAGGAGAATAAAATGGCAGTAACTTGGACAATCGCAAATATGGAAAGAGACTTAGTGCAGGGAGATAACACAGATATTGTGACCATCTTGCACTGGAGAGCATCTGATGAAGACTCAGATGGTAACACAGGGTCAGCTTATGGCACAGTCGGTGTAACACTTGTAGGTACACCAACACCATATGCAGATATCACAGAGACACAAGCTATTGGATGGGCTAAAGATG